TATTACCGCTAGAAGATGATGTACTAGTAACGTTTGCGCCTGGCATTGATTTCATTTGGTTGAACATCGAATCAACGTCACCACCGCCCATGCCTTTCATCATATTAGAAAAATCTGGTACTTCTTCATCCACTGTACGATCATTATGTGACACACCGGCTAGTCGTAAAATAGCGTGGTGTTCGTGATCGGCCTTGCCTGCGCCCGGATCTTTCATATCAATAAACTTTAATACCTTAATTAAATCGTCTTCTGTTGCGCCTTCGAACATGCCATCTTCAAACGCTTTTTTCAATTTTATCTTAATACGCATTGCGCCTAACGGAAATGCTCCAGATTCTTTATCATAGAATCCGCTAATAAATTTAATCATTTCTTCAGTGCCACTTACATCTGAATCTAATCCAAACTCGGTTGGGTCCATGCCACACTCTTTAATTGCATCGTGTAATTTAATTTCTCTTGACCCTAAATCCATAGTGTGGTCGCCGGTCGCACCTTTACTAATTGCTTTATAAATTAATGCTTTCAAACGGTCTTTTTCACCGCCCGGTTTCATTGGCTTTTTAAATGTATCCTTTGGAGCATCGTGTGGAGTATGCTTGTGCCACGGTGCGTCATCTTCTTCACCTTCAGCAATTGGCGCTGCCGGTACTTCTGGAGGTAACGGTTCTGCTGGTGCTCCCATTGGTGGAATTGCTTCCGGTGCTGGTGGCACTTCCGGTGCTGGTGGCACTTCTGGTGCTGGTGGAGCGGCAGCTGGAGCAGGTGGTGCAGCAGGAACTTCATCTCCGCCTACTGCTCCACTATCACCGCCAAAATCAATTAGTCCGTTTTGTAAAATTTCAGCAAGTTCTTCGTTGTCCTGTGCTAATTCTGTTAAGATAACTTCAATAGTAGTTGTTACATCTTTATCAGTACTGTCTTTTGTAATTTGTTTTAGTTCTTCAATCTTAGCAATAAACGCAGGTAACGGTATTAACTTGGTTAACTCTTCTAGATTAATGCCAGCAACTCCGGCAGTTAATTTGTCAGCGGAAAATATTTGATTTACTTTTTTTAAGTTAGCTTGTTTAACATCTGGATTATGATCAAAAATACCTTGTCCGTATTCGTCTTGATCATCTTCAGTTACAATTGAATTCATAAAGGATTCAAACTGCTCTTCTGGAGACTCGGATACTTTCTTTTCTTTTTTTACAACCTGTTGTGCCGGACCGCCTGCTTCATCTAACAAATCATCAAAACTTACTCCCAATACTGGCAGTTCTGATTCGTCGACAAATTTATAAATGTATGGAAATACTGCTTTTAAATCTTCGTTGAATGTACGAATTGTTAAACGATTAATTAGGTCATTACTAACTTCTTCCGGAATCATTAAATCTTCTTGTTCTTCAAATGATTCTACAAATGATTCGTAGTATGCTGGACGTTGTAACTTGTGGATAGTTTCTTTAATTTGGTCAATACGATCTAGTACACGATCAGTTACATTGCCCATTGCTTCGCTAACTTGTGCCTGACGATTAACATAACCTTTAAATTTTCGTAGACTTGCCAGTTCTTCACTTAAACTACTAATGTGTTTACCAATACTATCGTATGGAGTTCCGCCGTGTTTGATATGTTCTGCTAATGCACGAGCACCATTTAAATGTTTGTACGGATAACGGAAACGTTCGCCTTGTGCGTTCTCAATGTAAATGCTGTCAATGTGCATTGTTCTGCCAGCGGCAACATCTAAGTTGACTGGTTGACTGTGTTTAACAACTAGTCTTGCTTCGCCTAGGTCTTGATAACTCATGCGAGCGTTACCATACATCTTATTTTCCATTATAGGAGTTTGTGGCATAACTGGTTCTTCCTTGGGCTTTGATTGGTAATGGTAGTCACGCTTGTCTAAGCTGTCCTTACCTATATTTTGTTCATCATATTTTAATAGACGTTTCTTAGCAAATATTCTAAGACCTTTTAAAAATTCACCGCAACGTGGGTGTTTTTTATCCACTAAATCACCGGCAAGTTGTACTACAATTCCTTCATCGTCGTCGAGCGTAATTGTAATAGTTCCTAATGATTCACCGTTTTCTTTGTATTCGAATTCAAAGAATCGACCCTGGTTCATTTCTTTTTTTCTGGTAATGACATCCCCGGATTCGTTTCCAACTTGTATGTTAGGAAAGCGGGTTTGTATTTTACCGTAGAGGTCGAGCGCAATTTTGTCTAAATTAGATTCCATAGTATATTTATCAGATGTTTGAGGAAACAAATATAGGCAAGGGTGCTTGCCAATCTTCGTCTAGTGAGGATTCTATGGCAAGTTTAGCAAATACCGCAGGATCCCAATCTGCTAGTACTACAGTCATGCGTACAATTAGTAGTAACGCTGACACTAAATCGTCGTGTTGTCCAGTTTTTGCTTTATATGTTACGCCCGCTGCAATAAATGTTTTTAGTTCACTTAGCAATGCTTTACTGTTAATCTTCATTTGATCTTGTTCAATAAAGTATTTTAAGCGGCTACATGCTGATATTTTACTACCGTGTGTAGTGTTAAATCCTTTACGGAATTTACGCACATGACCTTTTTTAACTGGTTCGCTAAGGAATAATCCCGGGAATGTGTCTTCGCCTAAGTTTGCAATTACTACTAGTGCGGCTTCGCCTAATGTGTTATTTTCTACACTCCAGTAGATGCTGTTGGAGTAATCTTGGCTTATTTCGTCCTGGATATATCTAATTACATCTCTAAAAATTTTAACTTGATCCTGTATAATAGTTAAGTTGTGTTGCCACTCTGCTACCTGTATCATACTAGGCAATTCAAATACTTGTATACCTGCGTAGTCGCCGCCCGTACCTAAACTAGGATCTAACCCTACCAAATAAGTATTACCGGGAGTTGGCTTTTTATACCAACGCACTTGCCCCATCTTAAATTGTGGTTCTTTGCCCATCATCTCTGCTAGCTTAATACTGTTGATAAGTGTTTCGTCAAAAACTAAAAACTCGCAGCCGTACTCTCGACGGAAACGTTCTTCACCAATACGCCCCATTTCAACAGACTTCCATTTGTCGTCTCGATCCGGATGTTCGTGCCATTCTGCTCTAAATCCGTGGAACCCGTTGCGTCCTAAGTTGTCCTCGCGTTCACTGCCAAACTCGTCAAATTTATCTTGTGACTCTTTCCAAATATTAGCAAATGTATCTTCGTCTGAGTTTGGCGTACTTGTTATAATTGCACGTCCACCAGTTGCTAGTGTCGGGGATATTGAAGTCCAAAACTCAGTGGCGATATTTGGTTGAACGAATGCAAACTCATCGCAATACAGTAGGGAAATTGACATACCACGACCAGTGTTGCCAGTTGTAGTAGCCGATACAATTCTTGATCCATTATCAAACTCCATTGACCCTTTGTTATAGTTTACAACACCGCTACGAATATAATCAGGGCATAATTCATATCCGTATCTAATACGCTGCATAATTTCCTGCGAGCCTGTATATTTGTGTGCGGCAACTAGAATAGTTTGATCTGGGTGAAACATAGCAAACCAAAGCAGATATGCTGACGCACAAGTAGTCTTGCCACTTTGACGCGGCAGCATGTTTACATTAAAACGATAATCGTGATAACTGTGTAGTAACCCTTCTTGATATTCAAAAGGTTGAAATAACATCTTGCCTTTAACAGGATGCTGTATATAAAAGAAATGTTTAGCAAAATATAAGTAACCGGTTTCGGGGTCGGCGCAGGCCAGCAGATCTTTAATCTGCTCTTCTGTGAACCGTTCAGTAGTATGCGCTTTTTTGGTTAAGACGCCGTCAAGTGATTTTGCCATATGTTTATTTACATAAAAAAAGCACCCCGAAGAGTGCTTTTGATAATGCTGTTAAGGAGTATTAACGGCCTTTAACATCTGCGTAATGTGCGGCTAGTTGTTTAACTAACCCTTCGTGCATGTGCGGATTGCCTATAGGCAATCCAGCTTGGCGTGGACGATGATCGCCGCTGTTTGGAGGCGTTCCGACGTTAATGACGTCATTAATGTCTAATGTTATTTGGTCAGGATTGTTTGTAGATGCGTTAAATCCGGCACCCACATCTTCTTCATACGATTCTTCAGGTTCTCCAATTAAAATGTCGTGTTCGCTATCGTGTGAGTGTTGCGGTTCGCTTTCTGGTCCGTCTTGAATATCTTTTAATACATTCAATAAGTCACGGATACCACCTGCGCCGCTACCGTTCATACTAACGTTCATTGTTACTGAATCGCTTTGTTTTGGAGCAGCCATACGAGACGGTGGCATCATATCCATTCCACATTCTTCAACCGATACTTCAGTAGATGCTTCTGGAGGAACTGCGCCGTCTACCGGTTCAGTCATGACTACATCGCTTTCGTCAAGCTGTTTCATCTTTGCTAATAAATCTTGAAAGTTCATATTATTTTCCTTTTCTTGGATCTGGATTTGAAACCTTACCAAGCGGGCTCTTCGCAGGTGCTACTTTATCTGCCTTGACTGTTTTTTCACTCGGAGTTTTCTTTGCTAAAATCTTTTCGTTAACACCTTTGTATTGTGTTAGCTTCTTTGTATGTGAGCCTAATTCTTTAAGTAAACTCATTACTTGCTTATCGCCAACTAATTTTTGACCATCTACATCTTCTAATGGTTTTTCTAATAATGATTCGCCAGTTGGTTTATCGTTAGCATGATTTAATGCTTCTTCGTCTTGTTCTAGTAAATTGCGTACTTTAATTTTAGCAAGAGCAACACTACAGTAGTCAGCTACTAAATCACGAATTTGTAAACTAGTTGCTGGATATGCTGTAGTAATATCATATACTGTAACTTCAACATTCTTTTGATCTGGGAAGTCGACTTGTGTTTCTTGAATAGGGGTGCTTTTACCTGCTGAGCATGATTCAACTTTAAATTGAGATAATGCTTGCTTGATCTTAGTAGCGCAGTCTTTTGGACAGTCGCCGGCAATTTTTACTTTAAATTCGTAAACTTGTTTGCCTTCTATAACGTATTGTTTAAATGATTTCATTGTGTAATCCCAGTATTGTATTTATTTCATATTCTTTAATCTTTCGATCAAACTGTTGCGATCTGCTACAATAAAGCCATCACCCTGTATATTAACACTATTGTCTTCTTGATTAGCATCTTGATCAAGTTTAGCTTTCTTTAGCTGTAGTTCGATCATTTTAAGTTTTTTATCAATTTTAGCGGCTTTAGCGTCAATGGCGTTTTTAAGCATACCGCCGGCAACTTCAAAAATACGTCCGCTGTAACGTGCTTCTACATTCATACCTAAGTCCATTAAATCGTCATAGGCATCTGTAGCACGTTGAGCAAGTGCGTCAAACTCTGAATCTGCAGCATCACCTAGTCCCTTGACTGCGGGCAAACTAGCTGAAATTTTGTCAAATTCTTCCATACTGCGTAAAAACGTATCGGGTTTTTCGCCAGCAGTTTTTTGTTTCTTTTTTTCTTCTGCCTTAATAAGTTCTTTACTAGCAGGCAAATTCAAAAGTTCTTCAAGTTTTTTAGTCATACTTTACTTATGCTCCGCCTTGATGAAATAAATCATTTTCATTGACAATACGAAACTTTATACCCTGTTGTCTACACCACATTGTGGCAGCGGCCCATTTGGCTTGGTTCTTAACAAACTGTGCTTGATTGTACTTGTTTTTGCCCACTCGTTCAATTAGCGTCTGGCTCGCGGGTTTAATTTCAATAAGTTCTACAATCATTCGATTTTTCTTATCTACATACTGTATAAAAAAATCCGGAACGTACACTGTATTGCGGCCAGTTAGCGGGTCTCTGTATGGGATTTGTATTGCTTCACTTGCCCATTTTTGTACACTTTCGTTTGTGTCGCAAAATCGCATAAAACTCCATTCCCAACTACTGCGGTATACAGGAGTTTTAAGCCCGACATATTTGCCGGGGTTAGTCATAGTAAACTTACCACGTGCGAATTTGCTGGCCATATTAAACTAAAATGTTACGTGATTCGTAGTTATTGGTTAGCGGGGCAATTCTATAACCTAAGAGACTAATTTTTTCTCTATATGTGTTTAACACCTGTGCTACTACTTGACTTAATTGTATCTCACTAAGTTTTTTTAATGTGTCCACCAATTCAAACACATTGATGTTATCTGTTCTTGCTTGATTAAGTAACACAATACTAGTGCTTCTTGCGCTATCAGGATCAAACCCATGTTTTAAGAAAAAGCCAACTACTGCGTCAATTTGATTGCTCGGAAAACTTATTTGATTAACAAAAAATTTATCAAAAAATTGACGAACTTCGACACCACTGTCCCCTGCTGTAGATTTTGGTAAATTTATTGCCATGTTATAATCCTAGAATAACTTTTGTTGCAGTTACTGTATTGCTGACAGCATTTGCTATTGGAAACGCAATGCCCTGTATTCCACTAACACCTTGTTGAACTGTGTTTAACAAACTACTAGCTGAACTAGTGGCAGGTGCTGAGGGTAAATTTTGTGAATTTTGATATCCGTTAAT